TTAGGGTAGACGGCAGGACTTCTTGTGCCCGTAGGTCTTTTTCGCTTCTTCCTTGCAGGTGAGATATGCTTTCATGACCGCCTCAAAATAGGAGTCCTTTGCCTCTTGGCTTATCTCTCCTCCGGCAAAAAGCGCCGTATTCCGCTCAAGCAGGAAGTCCATCTCCTTCGCGGCTTTTGCGCCGTATCGCCTACGAGCTTCGTCCACATACTCCTTTTTCTCCAAACCGTAAGTGGGGTCGGTGATGTCGTCGCTCATGAGGTAGTCGGTCGAGACCTGGAGGATCTCAGCCAGCTTCTGGATTCTCCCTGCACGGGGCTGCGCATTGGTGGTTTCCCACGCAACGATCGTACGCCTGGATACACCCATCAGCTCCGCAAGCGTTTGCTGGTTTATTTCAAGCAGCTCCCGAGCGTTCTTTACCTTCTCAGAAAAAGTCATTGAGGTTACCCCCTTAAAGATAGGCTACAATATTTTTCCCAAACTTCCCAATTTCTATTGACGCAACTTCACCTGGACGCTATAATAAAGGTGAGGTTTGGGAAGTTGTCTTAATTGTAAACTCCCAACCTATTCTTGTCAAGAGGGGTACGAGGGGATTTTGGGAAGTTCTTTACAGAGAGGGTGATTTCGTGGGGCAACAAACCATTCTTCACAGCGATCTCAACTGTTTTTGCGCATCGGTGGAGATGATGCTCGGCCCGTTGCTGCGGGATAAAGCCGTTGTAGTATGTGGCAGGACGGAGGACAGGCATGGCATTGTGCTTGCCAAATCCGAGAAAGCAAAGAAGACTGGCGTAAAGACAGGCATCACTTTTTAAGCTATAATAAGAATATCAAGGAGAAAATTATGGCAGGGAATGGCTTTTACCGCCATCTCAAGTGTCCCTGGTGTCACGGTGGCGAAGTCTTGGCCGACGGGAAAGCCAAAGTTAGCGTTTCCGTCCAGTGTCCAAAGTGTAGTAGGATCTTCGTTGGGAGCCTGGATTCATTGATAACTGAACGCTCAAAAGCTTGTAAACGGCAAGGGCGAAAAAAATAAAAACTACTGACTGACCGCCGGGGCTTAAGTCACCAATAGGGTCGGAGTAACGCTGGAATCAACATTTCCAGCCTTATTCCGGCCCTTTCTCTTTTTTTGTTGTACCGAAAGATGCAAAAAACCCGGTACTGGGGGGGGATAGGGTGAAGGCTAGTCTGCCTCCTTAAGCGTTTTTCAATGTGTTTTACCAGGTAGTATCTGTGACCACATAAAAATATTCAATGCCTGATTTGCAATAAGGGCTGAGGATACGAATACCGTCTGTCTGCCGCCATCGGCGGTGGGTAGCGATTCGGCACCCTTTCCTTGTTGCGCCCATTTTTAGGCAAAGGGGTCTGTGTACCGAGCTGCACAGGCCCTATTTTTGTCCTCCGCCCTGACCGCACAGGCGGAAAGGACAAAAAATGAAAATCGAGTACCAGTTCGCGACCGAAACCGTGGAGATCGAAGTTTCCGAAGAATGGGGAGATGTCTTAATCGACCTTGACCGCCAGGAGTATAACGTCAACCACAAGGAAACCCGCCGCCATGCCTCCCTTGAGGCATTCAATCTCGATGGAAACCTCTTTCCCTCCGCTACCGACGTAGCCGGCAGTGTTATATGCAAGGAGGAACGGGAGCGGCTCTATACCGCCATTGCCAAGCTGCAGCCCCAGCAGCAAGAGCTTCTGCGCCGGGTATATTTTGGCGGTGAGGCGCTGGCAGATATCGCCCGTGAGGAAGGCGTCAGTAAAATGGCGCTGACCAATCGTATGAAGAAAATCTACGCCGCCCTGCAAAATAATCTCAAATGAGGGGGTTTACTCCTATCGTTCCCGTGGCCTACCTGTGAAGGGCAACACCAGAAACCGTCCTTCGGAAAGGATGAGAACGGTGAAACACAATTTGAAGATCAGTGTTTCCAAGGAACCTCAGTGCGGCGGCGTCGTGCGGTGCAGGAATGTTTCCCTTCGCGAAAAGCTGCTCACCCGGCTGCTGGGCAGGAAGGAGAACTTAGTAATCCTCGTCCCCGGCGACAGTGTGCAGACGGTGTCCATCACCGAGGTTCCGAAGGGGGGTGCGATGCTTGAGTAAGGTTAAGCCGCTCCTTGACGTAGTCAAAGATCTGCGCTCCCTGGCGGATAGCCTGCGGGCGGTCGCCAACGCTATGACCCAGGCCGAATCCCCGGAACCGGATGTAGCGGAATCCGCCGGGCCTGAGGTCGCCCCGGACAAGCCCCATGAGCTTACGATGGCGGAGGTTAGGGCGGCCATGTCGGCAAGGGCGCGCAGCGGCTATCAGGCGGAGATGCGGGGGCTGATCCTTAAGCGCAGTGTGAACGCGCTCTCGGAGATCGACCATGCTGAATACCCAGCTCTGATGGCCGAAGCCCTGGAATACCCCATCAGGGAGGAGCCGGACAATGGGTAAACACGCCCTGCTCTCAGCTTCCTCCTCCCACCGGTGGCTGAACTGCCCGCCCTCCGCCCGGCTTAGCGAGAGTTATGCGGATCGAGGCAGCGACTTTGCCGCCGAGGGAACAGACGCACACGCACTTTGCGAATACCGGCTCAGGGCCGCGCTGGGCCTCCCGGCGGAAAACCCCATCGATAACCTGTCCTGGTACAACGTGGAAATGGAGGAATGCGCCAACGGTTACGCCTCCTACATCCTTGAGCTGGTCGAGGACGCCAAGCGGGCTTGCTCCGATCCGGAAGTGCTCATCGAGCAGCGGCTGGATTACTCCCGCTTTGTAAAGGATGGTTTCGGCACCGGAGACTGCGTCCTTATTGCCGACGGCACGCTCCACATCGTGGATTATAAGCATGGGCGCGGCGTTCTGGTCGAAGCGGCGGACAACCCGCAGATGATGCTCTACGCCCTCGGCGCTCTGGAAATCTTCGACGGCATCTACGACATCGACACGGTGTCCATGACCATCTACCAGCCCCGGCGCTCCAATGTCAGCACATACACTATTTCCAAGGAGATGCTTTACGACTGGGCGGCATCCGTACTTGCCCCCATGGCGGAGCTGGCCTTCATTGGGGAGGGCTCCTACCGCTGCGGCGAGTGGTGCCAGTTCTGCAAAGCGAAGCACGACTGCCGCGAACGGGCCACCGCCAATATGGAGCTGGCCAGATACGACTTCAGGCTCCCGCCGCTGCTGGAGGATGAGGAGGTCGAGGATATCCTTGGCAAGGTTGACGCGCTGATTGCCTGGGCCTCCGACATCAAGGATTACGCCCTGCAAGCCGCCGTCAGCGGCAAGGAATGGCGCGGCTACAAACTGGTAGAAGGTCGCTCCAATCGCAAGTACACAGACGAGGCGGCCGTGGCCGACGCCGTCACAGCGGCGGGCTATGATCCCTATGAACACAAAATCCTCGGCGTGACCGCCATGACCACGCTGCTGGGCAGGAAGCGCTTTGAGGAAGTCCTCGGCAGCTACATCGAAAAGCCCCAAGGTAAACCCACGCTTGTGCCGGAGGGCGATATGCGCCCGGCACTCAATACGGCGAAAGCCGACTTTAACGATTAAATGGAGGAAAATCTTATGAATACCAATGCTAAAAACGCCAACCCCATGAAGGTCATCACCGGCAAGGATACCCGCTGGAGTTATGTGAATGCGTGGGAAGCCAAGTCCATCAATGGCGGCGTGCCTAAGTTCTCCGTCTCTCTCATCATCCCCAAGTCAGATACCGCCACCGTCGCCAAGATTAAGGCGGCCATTACCGCCGCCTACCATGAAGGCGAGGCCAAGCTGAAAGGCGCCGGCAAGTCTGTGCCTCCTCTGGCCGCGGTCAAAACGCCACTCAGGGACGGGGATATCGAGCGCCCGGATGATCCTGCCTATGCCAACGCCTGGTTCATCAATGCCAACTCCGCTGTCGCTCCCGGCATTGTGGACGCCAACCGCGATCCCATCCTGACCCGGTCTGAGGTATACAGCGGCGTGTACGGCAGGGCCAGCATCAGCTTCTATGCCTTCAACTCCAATGGCAATAAGGGCATCGCCTGCGGCCTGAACAATCTGCAAAAGATACGCGACGGTGAGCCTCTCGGCGGCAGGATCAGCGCGGAGGATGACTTCGCTACCGGAGACGACGAGGACTTCCTCGCCTAAGACCAAGGGCCCCAAGGGTGGTGGAGCAATCCGCCGCCCTTGACCTCGTTACCAAGGAGACGCCTATGAAATCAATCCATATAGACGCTGAGACATTTTCCAGCGTCAACCTCGCCAAATCAGGTGTATATCGCTATGTCGAGTCACCGGACTTCGAAATTCTGCTTTTCGGCTACAGCGTGGACGGCGGCGACGTTCAGGTCGTCGACCTTGCCAGCGGGGAGAAGATACCGTGCGATGTGCTAGCGGCGCTGACAGATGATAGCATTACGAAATTTGCCCATAACAGCGCGTTTGAACGCATATGCCTCTCCCGCTACTTGGGCCACCCCACTGGCGAATATCTCGATCCACAGTCTTGGCGCTGCACAATGGTCTGGTCGGCGTATATGGGTCTGCCACTCTCTCTTGCGGGCGCGGGCGCGGTTCTCGGCCTTGAAAAGCAGAAGCTGACCGAGGGCAAGGAGCTCATCAAATACTTCTGCCAGCCCTGCGCTCCAACAAAGAGCAACGGCGGGCGCACCCGCAATCTGCCCTCCGACGCGGCCGGGAAATGGGCGCTTTTCAAATCCTACAATAAGCGCGACGTCGAGGTGGAGATGGCCATTCAGGCGAAGCTCTCCAAGTTCCCCGTACCGGAGGCTGTATGGGATGAATACCACCTTGATCAGGAGATAAACGACCGCGGCGTCGCGCTGGACATGACGCTGGTGCGGCAGGCCATCAGAATGGACGGCCGCTCCCGCTTCGAGCTCACCGCCGCTATGAAACATCTGACTGAGCTGGACAATCCCAACTCCGTGGCACAGATGAAGCAGTGGCTGGCCGACAATGGCTTAGAAACCGATACGCTCGGTAAAAAGGCGGTTGCAGAATTGTTGACAACGACCCCATTAGAATTGCAGGGTGTATTATCCCTCCGCCAGCAGCTCGCCAAGTCCTCAGTGAAAAAGTATCAGGCTATGGAAAACGCGGTCTGCGCAGATGGCCGCGCCAGAGGAATGTTTCTGTTCTACGGAGCCAACCGCACCGGACGCTGGGCGGGCAGGCTCATTCAAATGCAAAATCTACCTCAGAACCATCTGCCCGATTTGGCGGACGCACGTGCTCTGGTTCGCGGCGGCGATTATGATTCAGTCAAAATGCTCTATGAGGATGTGCCGGACACGCTATCTCAGCTTATCCGGACGGCATTCGTCCCGAAGCCCGGATGCAAGCTCATCGTGGCGGACTTCTCGGCGATCGAAGCGCGGGTCATTGCCTGGTTCGCCGGAGAACGCTGGCGGCAGGCGGTCTTTGAAAGCGGCGGCGACATCTACTGCGCCTCAGCAAGTCAGATGTTCAAAGTCCCGGTGGAGAAACACGGCGTCAACGCTCATCTGCGGCAAAAAGGAAAGATCGCGGAACTGGCCCTTGGCTACGGTGGCTCCGTGGGCGCCCTCAAAGCGATGGGCGCCCTGGAGATGGGGCTGGGCGATGACGAGCTGCCTCAGCTGGTGTCGGCGTGGCGTACATCTAATCCCAACATCGTGCGGCTCTGGTGGTACGTTGACCGCGCCGCACATACCTGCGTAAAAGAACGTACCACGACCGATACCCACGGCATCCGCTTCACTTACCAGAGCGGCATGCTATTTATCACCTTGCCCTCCGGCAGGCGGCTCGCCTATGTGAAGCCACGCATCGGTGAGAACAGGTTCGGCGGCGAGTGCATCACTTACGAGGGTGTCGGTGCTACAAAGAAGTGGGAGCGGCTGGACTCCTACGGTCCCAAATTCGTGGAGAACATCGTCCAGGCCACCTCCCGCGATATCCTCGCCTACGCCATGCAGACGCTGCGGCACTGCTCGATTGTCATGCATATTCACGACGAGTTGGTCATCGAGGCCGACCCGCGAATCTCCGCCAAAGTCCTCTGCGAACAGATGGGTAGAACGCCGCCGTGGGCGAAAGGGCTGCTGCTCCGTGCCGACGGCTACGAAACGGACTTTTATAAGAAAGACTGAGGTATCCCCATGAGTATAGACAAATATAACGCCGAGGGTTATTACGATCCCACCGCCTATGAAGCAATGTCCGTCATCGAAAAGGAAGAGCGGGCCCTTCGAGCCTTCCGTCCCATTGTGTACATCTGCTCCCCGTACGCCGGGGATATAGACGGCAATACGGCAGCGGCACGGCGTTACTGCCGGTATGCCGTGGACGGCGGATATATACCCATCGCGCCGCACCTGCTGTTCCCACAATTCTTGAACGATGCTAACCCCGCCGAGCGCCAGCTGGGTCTATACTGCGGGAACGCCTTGATGAGCAGATGCGCCGAGGTATGGGTGTTCGGCGACATCATCTCCGCTGGGATGGAGGCTGAGATCAAACGTGCCAAGCGGAAGAATTACCGCTTGCGCTATTTTACCGATGAATGCAAGGAGGTTTTGAACCATGCGTAATCTGCCCGTGGCCTACGGCAATAGCTGCTTTGCCAAGACCTGGCCTAATAAAACAATCACCTTCGATGAACTCTGCACCCGGCTGGAACATACCATCCGTACGACAGAGTCCGTGGAGGAATATCCTAAGCTACCGAAAGCGGAACGTGACCGTATCAAGGATAAAGGCGGCTTCGTTGGTGGTCAGCTCCGGGATAACCGCCGTAAGCGTGAAAACGTGGTCTGCCGCTCTATGCTAACGCTGGACTGCGACCATGCGGACACCGACTTCATCGACCGCTTTGTGCCCGGCTGCAAGTATACCGCTTGTCTGTACACCACCCACGGTCACACCCCGGAAGCTCCCCGCATCCGCATCATCGTCCCCATGACCCGCAACATTACCTCGGACGAGTATGCCGCCATAGCCCGGTACTTCGCAGACGAATGGGGCATCGATCAGTTTGACGAATGCTCGTACCGCCCACACCAGCTCATGTACTGGCCTACCACTCCGGCAAACGGCGAGTATATATTCAAGCGCGTCGACGGCGCGTGGCTAGACCCGGACGTCTATCTCGCGACGCATCCCAACTGGCAGGAATGTTCTCTGCTGCCGACATCCTCCCGTGAAAGCGCTGTCCGCGAAGGTGGTGGGCAGCCGCAGGGGGACCCGCTTACGAAGTCCGGCGTGGTCGGCGCGTTCTGCCGGTCGTATGGCATTGAAGCGGCAATCACGGCTTTCCTTTCTGATGTATACGCCCCTTCCGCAATGGAGGGACGCTACGACTACATCCCCGCCGACAGCAGCGCCGGCGTGGTAATCTATGACGACAAATTTGCTTACAGTCATCATGCCACTGACCCGGCCTGCGGTAAGCTGCTCAATGCCTTTGATCTCGTCCGCATCCACAAATTCGGTGATGACGATGAGAAGAAGTCCTTTAAGCAGATGAGCGAACTGGCCCTATCGGATGACAGCGTGAAGCTGCTGATCGCCGATGAGCGCAAGGCACAGGCTGATGCGGACTTCGACCAGGATGACTGGCGGGCGGGGCTGGAATATGAGCCGCGCTCCACCGTGCTGAAAAATTCACTGCACAACCTCCGGCTCATCCTGGAAAACGACCCGAAGCTGAAGGACATCGTGTTCAATCAGCAGCTTGACGGCATGGAAATCAAAGGTTCCGTCCCCTGGAAACACCCGTCCAAATACTGGCGGGACGCAGACGATGCGCAGCTCATCAGTTATGTGGATTCCCATTACGGTTCTTTTTCCGCCCGGAATTATGACATCGCCGTAGCAAAGGTCACCGATGACCGCTCCTACCATCCTATCCGGGAATACCTTGCCTCACTGCCGGAGTGGGATGGGGTTCCCCGCTTGGATACGCTCCTCATCGACTATCTGGGCGCAAGAGATAACGCGTATGTCCGTGCCGTCACCCGGAAGACCCTCTGCGCCGCCATCAGCCGTGTGAAGCATCCCGGCTGCAAGTTCGACACCATGCTCGTCCTCAACGGGCCTCAGGGGATCGGAAAAAGTACGCTGATTGCAAAACTGGCCGGAGAATGGTTTTCCGACAGCCTCAACCTGAGCGACACAAAGGATAAAACCGCCGCCGAAAAATTGCAGGGCTATTGGATTCTGGAGATCGGCGAACTGGCTGGACTTCGGAAGGCCGAGACGGAAACGCTGCGTTCCTTCCTTTCCCGCCAGAACGACATCTACCGCGCTGCTTTCGGCAAACGCGCGACGCCGCATCCGAGACAGTGCGTATTCTTTGGCACAACCAATGCGGAAAATGGCTATCTGCGCGACACCACGGGGAATCGCCGCTTTTGGCCGGTCAAGACTCCTGGCGCCGGCGCTAAGCAATCCTGGCAACTGACCGACGATGACGTTCGGCTGGTCTGGGCCGAGGCGCTTGAATGCGTTAGTAAGGGTGAAAAGCTGTTCCTGCCGCCTGACCTGGAAGCATTGGCGAAGCTTGAGCAGCGTGAGGCTTTGGAGGCGGACGAGCGCGAAGGGCTTGTGCGGAATTATCTTGATACGCTTTTGCCGGAGGACTGGAACGAGCGCGATCTGTTTGAACGCAGGAATTTCATCGACGGTACCGCACCCGGCGAGATCGGACATACAGGCACGGTCAAGCGAACGGCCGTATGCAATATGGAAATTTGGTGCGAGTGCTTCGGAAAGGAACGCTCAAACCTTAAACGCGCCGATTCCAACGAGCTGTCTGCCATTCTTATCAAGCTAGGCTGGGAGCGCCAGCCCCGGAAAGAGCGTATCCCGCTTTACGGGCCGCAGTACGTCTTTGTTCCGAAGGACTGTTCCCAGTAATCTGACAGGAACATGAGAACGCGGCGGACTGTTCCTCACGCACCCAGAACTGTCTCCTGGAACGCTGTGGGGAACAGAACAAAAGCCGTAGCCGCAAGGCTGGCTAGTTGGCTGTGTTCTCATGTTCCTTATAAATCCATAGTACAAGAAAAGATATATATACAGCACAGTATAGCCCGGGAAACACGCATATACGCGCGTATAGGACTTTTCGGGTTTTAAGAACAGGAGTATTCGATGAGAGAAAAACAGATAGAACAAAAGCTCGTGAGGGCCGTGAAGAATATGGGAGGCATCGCGCCGAAGCTCGTATGCCCCGGTTTTGACGGGATGCCTGACCGCATCGTGCTTTTACCGGGAGGTCATATGGGCTTCGTGGAGGTTAAGGCGATGGGATGCAAACCGCGCCCATTACAGGAAGCGAGACATGGGCTGCTTCGGCGGCTCGGCTTCAAGGTGTATGTCCTTGATGATGAACAGCAGATAGAAAAAATTATCACGGAGATTAGAGGTGATGCCAAATGAAGAGAACCTATAAATGTGACTGGTGCGGAAAAGAATTTATCCGGCTGGAGTGCTATATGAAAGGGAAAAAGCACGCTTTCTGTTCTCGCCAGTGTCTCTCAGATTTCAGCAATAAGAGCAAGAATCCTGATGGATATCTTACATTGAAATGTTATGACAATATGGCAGAAAACTTTTCAGAATTAGCTAAAAGGCTGAATCCAGGGCGTATGACACCTGAGATAAGACAAAAAATCCGTGAAACACGCATTCGAAAATATGACGGCAAATCATACAGCAAGTATTTTGGAAGACATGAGCATCGTGTCGTTGCCGAACAAATGCTTGGTCGCACCTTAAAACCGGGCGAAGTAGTACATCACATTGATGGGAACCCTCGAAACAATGTGCCAAGCAATCTATTCGTTTTTGCTTCGCAGAAAGAGCACGCAGAGCATCATGCATTTTTGAAATATGTCTTAGGGGGTGATGCCGAATGAAGTTCATACCGCATGAGTATCAGAAATACGCTGTCGATTATATCGAGAGCCACCCCATTTCTGCCGTACTGCTTGATATGGGCCTCGGCTGAGTAAGACGAGCATTACATTGACGGCGCTGAACAACCTGCTGTTTGACAGCTTCGAGGCACACCGTGTGCTTGTTATTGGCCCTTTGCGTGTGGCACGGGATACATGGCCTTCTGAAGCAGATAAGTGGGATCACCTGCAGAACCTCATCTGCTCCGTGGCGGTCGGCACCGAAGCAGAGCGCCGTGCGGCACTGATGAAGCCCGCAGATATTTACATCATCAACCGCGAGAACGTCCAGTGGCTCATCGAGGACAGCGGGCTGCCATTCGACTTTGATACCGTTGTGGTTGATGAACTCTCCTCTTTCAAGAATTATCAGGCAAAGCGCTTCCGGGCACTGATGAAGGTTCGCCCCAAGGTAAAACGCATCATCGGGCTGACCGGCACTCCCAGCAGCAACGGTCTCATGGATTTGTGGGCAGAGTTCCGGCTGCTGGATATGGGCGCTCGGCTTGGGCGCTTCATCAGCCACTATCGGCTTGAATACTTCCAGCCGGACAAGCGCAACGGGCAGGTCATCTTCAGCTACAAGCCACTGCCCGGAGCGGAGCAACGGATCTATGACAAGATAAGCGACATCACCATTTCCATGCGCTCCACCGACCTTTTGAAAATGCCGGAGCTGATCAGTAGCGAATACACCGTCCGGCTCTCCGACGAGGAGCGACAGCGCTACGACGGTTTGAAGCAAGACCTCGTGCTGCAGCTTCCCGACGGCGAGATCACCGCCGCCAATGCCGCCGCGCTTACCGGTAAGCTGTGCCAGATGTCAAACGGCGCTATCTACACTGATGACGGCGACATCACAACCATTCACGACCGGAAGCTGGACGCGCTGGAGGATATCATCGAAGCCGCCGGTGGAAAGCCGTTGCTTGTGGCCTACTGGTTCAGGCATGATCTTGCCCGGATCACCGAGCGGCTGCAAAAGCTCCATGTGCCGTTTTCCAAGCTGGACACCACAGAAAGCATCAGGCGGTGGAATAACGGCGAACTGCCCGTGGCACTAGTCCACCCCGCCTCTGCCGGTCATGGGCTAAACCTGCAAAGCGGCGGGTCCTGCATCGTCTGGTTCGGGCTGACCTGGTCGTTGGAATTATACCAGCAAACCAACGCCCGACTCTGGCGACAAGGACAAACGGCTTCTACGGTTGTGGTGCAGCACATCGTTACCAAAGGTACCATCGACGAGCGGATTCTGAGGGTGTTATCCAAGAAGGACAGCACCCAAGCCGCCCTGATCGATGCTGTAAAAGCCGATCTGCAAGTTTAAGACAATCAACGACAATCCGTGCCAAACCGAGAGAAATAAAAATATCGGAGGTACAGATTATGGACTCTTATCAAGAATTGGCAAACGCCATTGTTGTACAGGCAGTTAAGGACTACCGACAGGCGCTGCGCTTACTGGAGCGCCACCCGCACACGCCAGATCTTGATACCGAGGAGGCAAAGAAGGATAAGCGAAAACGCGTCCTGCGGAATAAAATCATCAAAAACGAAAGCGAGCGAGATGATGTTGAACGGTTTTTTCGTTCCGGCTGGTTCGAGACACTATCTAATCTGGATGGTGAGGTTTTACTGTGTAAGGTCCGTGCTATGGAGGTGGATTAATATGACGGCTTTGGATTTTCTGAGCCAGGCATATCGGCTGGACCTTCGTATCGACAGTAAGCTGGAGCAAATTGCTTCCTTAAATGAACTGGCCACGAAATGCACCACTACTATCACCGGTATGCCTAGCAACCCCAACCATAGCGTCTCTTCTATGGCAGATGCTGTTGCCAAAATCGTAGACCTTCAGACGGAAATCGACCACGACATTCATCGGCTGGTGGACATCAAGCGTCAGATTGTTTCTGCCATCAAAGCAGTTGATAACAAAGAGTACCAGACACTACTTGAGCTCCGTTTCCTCTGTGGATGTACGTGGGAGGAGGTCGCTGCCAAGATGGGCTACAGCATCCAGCATACTTTCCGGATGCGCGACCGAGCTTTGACGAAAGTTGTGGTCAACGCAAGTGGAGAGTAAAAGAGAGTTGATGTTATTTCCTAATATAGTATAATGGTATTGTAGAAAGTATAGGCATAGGCCACCACGGGAGAAATCCTGCGGTGGCTTTTGCTTTTCCCTGAATGGAGGTGAGCCCATGCCCTACAAACCCAAACGTCCCTGTGCCTACCCCGGCTGCGGTCGGCTTGCTGAAAGTGAGCAATACTGCGCCGAACACCAGAAGGTCATGGACAAGCAGTACAACCGGTACGAACGTGACCCCGCATCCAACAAGCGTTACGGTCGTGCTTGGAAACGCATCCGCGACCGCTACATCAAGGCGCATCCTCTTTGCGAGGAGTGCCAGAAGCAAGGCAGGCTGACGCCCGCCGAGGAGGCGCACCACCTTCTCCCGCTCTCCAAAGGCGGTGGCAGCAATGCCGAGAACCTCATGGCTCTGTGTAAATCCTGTCACTCCCGAATCACTGCCGAGAGCGGCGACCGGTGGGGGCGCTAAAATCGCTACAACTAATTTTTTTGGACAGCGGCGTGGGGCTTCGTACACAAAAACGCACTTTCAGACGGTGGAATAGCCCCAGCACAAAAGGAGTGTGAAGAAAATGGCCAAAGACGGCACCTGCAGGGGCGGCGCTCGTATTGGCGCGGGCGCAAAAAAGAAGCCGCTCGCCGATAAGATATCCGCCGGCAATCCCGGCGGTCGGAAATTGACCGTGATGGAATTTAAAGATACGGCAGACCTTAAGGGTCTTGAAATGCCGGAACCAAATAAAATGCTCGAAGCCGTACAAAAGGATGGCAAGACACTCGTCGCCGCCGACATTTATAAAAACACATGGCACTGGCTGAATGAACGCGGCTGTGCGGCACTCGTTTCCCCGCAGCTTCTGGAGCGCTACGCCATGAGCGTGGCCCGGTGGATTCAGTGCGAGGAGGCTGTTACTGAATATGGCTTTCTAGCCAAGCACCCTACCACGGGCAATGCTATCCAAAGCCCCTATGTGGCAATGGGCCAAAATTACATGAACCAGACCAATCGGCTGTGGATGGAGATTTTCCAAATCGTCAAAGAAAACTGCACCGGCGAATACAGCGGCTCTACCCCTCAGGACGATGTGATGGAGCGGTTACTGACCGCCCGGAAAGGAAAATAAGATATGATTACATATAAAACCGCCGAGAGCGTCTGTGCCGGGCATCCGGATAAGTTGTGCGACCTCATTGCGGACAGTATCCTCGACGCCTGTCTGCGCAAAGACAAGTCCTCCCGTGTTGCTTGCGAAGTCATGGCAACCAAAGGGAAAATCATTGTTGCGGGCGAGATCACCTGCGACGGCAAAGTTGACATCCGCTGGGAGGTGCGTGAAGTCCTCCGCAAGGTCGGATACAATCCGTGGAAGTTTACGGTTTTCGTATTCGTCCATAAACAGAGCAAGGATATCGGCGCCGGAGTGACCACTGCCCTCGAAGCCCGGAACGGCAGTGAGGAACGCTATGCCTCCATGGGCGCCGGCGACCAAGGCACCGTGTACGGATATGTCACCAATGAAACCCGCGAGATGCTGCCGCTCCCACTGGTGCTGGCGCACCGTATCGTCAAGCGTGTGGATACCGTCCGCAAGGACAAAATCGTGAAAGGCATTCTGCCCGATGGCAAAGCACAGGTCACTGTTGAATATGAGGACGGCAAGCCCAAGCGTGTGAAAACTATCGTGATCTCCGTTCAGCACGATAAGTGCAAGACCCGGGAAGAACTGGAATCGGATATCATGAAAAATGTGCTGTGGCAGTGCTTTGAGGACTTTCCCTTTGACGATGACACCGAAATACTTATCAATCCCTCCGGCAGATTCGTCGAGGGGGGGCCAGCCGCCGACACCGGGCTGACCGGCAGAAAGCTGATGGTGGATACTTACGGAGGGCTTGCGCTCCACGGCGGCGGCGCGTTTTCCGGTAAGGACCCCACAAAGGTCGACCGCAGCGGCGCTTACATGGCGCGGTACATCGCAAAGAATATCGTATGGAGCGACTTAGCTGAGAGATGCGAGGTCGCTCTTTCTTATGCCATCGGCAAGGCCGATCCCGTGGCAGTTGACATCAACACTTTCGGAACGAGCAAACTCACTGATGAGCAGCTACGAGAGATTGTGCTGTCCGTATTCAACTTGCGTCCGGCGGCAATCATCGAAAAACTGCGGCTGCGCAATACCATCTATGAGGACACGGCGGCCTACGGGCATTTCAATTCCTGCCTGTTCCCGTGGGAGGACGGCGGTGTTTATTACAAAGAACTGAGAAAGGCGGCGGAGAAATATGTTGATAGAAAAGATAGCAACTGAGCGGCTCATCCCCGCCGATTACAATCCCAGAAAAGACCTCAAACCCGGCGATCCGGAATATGAAAAGCTGAAGCGCTCCCTTGAGGAGTTTGGCTATGTCGAGCCCGTTATCTGGAACAAGACCACGTCCCATGTCGTCGGCGGCCACCAGCGGCTGAAGGTGCTGCTTGATATGGGCATCACCGGGGTTGAGTGTGTGGTTGTTGAGATGGACGCCGCAAAGGAAAAGGCGCTCAATGTCGCCCTCAATAAAATCAGCGGCGACTGGGACAAAGATAAGCTGGCTTTGCTTATCGCGGATTTGCAGGGCGCCGACTTCGATGTGTCGCTGACAGGCTTCGACCCAGGAGAAATTGATGACCTATTCAAGGATTCGCTCAAAGACGGTATTAAAGACGATGATTTCGATGTGGATGCGGAACTGCAAAAGCCAGCCGTTACTAAGCCAGGTGATGTGTGGCTGCTCGGCCGGCATCGGCTGGTCTGCGGCGATTCCACTAAGGCCGACACCTTTACTACCCTGATGGACGGGAAGATCGCCAATCTGGTGGTGACCGACCCTCCGTACAACGTCAACTACGAAGGTGCGGCTGGTAAAATCAAAAACGATAATATGGGAAATGAAGCGTTCTATGACTTCCTGCTGGCGGCGTTTACGAACACCGAGGCGGCGATGGCGCAGGATGCTTCTATTTATGTATTCCATGCCGACACCGAAGGGCTGAATTTCCGCAAGGCGTTCTCTGACGCCGGATTTCAGCTTTCCGGGTGCTGCATCTGGAAAAAGCCGTCATTGGTGCTGGGGCGCAGTCCATATCAGTGGCAGCACGAACCGGTGCTGTTTGGCTGGAAGAAAAAAGGCAAACATAACTGGTATACCGATCGCAAGCAGACGACCATCTGGGAGTTTGAAAAGCCGAAGAAAAACGCCGACCACCCCACCATGAAGCCGGTTGCACTTGTGGCGTATCCGATCATGAACAGCAGCCTGACAAACTGCATCGTGCTGGATCCCTTCGGTGGCAGCGGATCCACCCTCATCGCCTGTGAGCAATCCGACAGGATTTGTTTGACGATTGAGCTTGATGAAAAATACTGCGACGTCATTGTAAAGCGATATATCGAGCAGGCCGGCAGTGCCGACACCGTTTCCGTTATCCGCAACGGCGTCTCGATGAAGTATGCGGAGGCGGCTGTCGATGAGTAAATTGACGCTCGGCTCCCTCTTCGATGGCTCCGGCGGCTTTCCGCTGGGCGGTCTGCTCTGCGGAATCGAACCGCTCTGGGCTTCGGAAATTGAGCCGTTCCCGATACGGGTAACCACCAAACGAATCCCCCAGATGAAGCACTGTGGCGATATTTCCAAGCTGAACGGCGCGGATTTACCGCCGGTGGATATCATAACCTTTGGCTCACCCTGCACCGATATGAGTGTAGCAGGAAAAAGAGCCGGGCTGGACGGAGAACAATCCGTCCTTTTTTATGAAGCAATTCGAATTATAAAGGAAATGAGGTGCAGGACCAATGGCAGATACCCAAGATATGCGGTCTGGGAAAATGTCCCCGGCGCATTCAGTTCAAACAAAGGCGCCGATTTCCAGGCAGTCCTTGAAGCGGTCATCGGCGTCACCGGGCAAAAAGCCAAGGTGCCTGCGCCTGTGGGCGGGCGGTGGCCTTACGCCGACTGCTACATGGGAGACGGATGGTCACTGGCTTACAGAACTATCGATGCGCAATATTTCGGAGTTCCCCAGCGCCGCCGCAGAATCTACCTTATCGCAGATTTTGCTGGAGACTGTGCCGGAGAAATACTATTTGAGCCAAAAGGCGTGTCAAGGGATTTTGCGCCGTGCGGCGCTCCGTGGCAAAGAACTGCCGGAGATGCTGAGAACAGCTCTGGAACAGCAGGCAACGGCATAACTTGCCTGAACGACCAGGGCGGGAGCCGCATGGATGTGCTGGAAGATCTGACGGCGACACTCCGTGCCGAAGCCCATCATCCTCCCTGCGTGATGCAGGCAAGCGGTTTCTGCACGGAGCACAGTGCCAAAAGCCGAAGCGTCGGTTACGAAGAGGAACGA